GCCACCACGGCGCCTGCGGATGAGTAGCAGGCTATGAGTGACAATTGGCGGCCGGCAGGAGTACTCCTGCCGGCCGCCAATTGTCACTCATAGCCTGCTACTCATCCGCAGGCGCCGTGGTGGCCGAAAGCGACTGGACCACATAAACGTAGTCCACCGCGCCGATCTCGACATCCCACGCAACACGGGCCTGAAAGGCGATCCTGCTGTTCAGATACGCCTGGGTGTCCTGGCCGAGGGTCACATACTCCATCCTCAGTTTCCATTTTCGCCTGAACTGCCTCTGGAACGCGCCCATGTACCAGGCCGAACTCGATAGGTCGTCCATCTTGGGGCTGGACTTGATCCGCTCGGGCGGAATATGAAACGGCCCCCTGGGTCCCCAGTTGGAGACTTCGTTTTCCACGCCGGGCACATACTCGGAATTCATGACCTTGAGCACCGTATCCAGAAGGGCATCCGGCCCCAGCCACAGCACCTCGCTCCAAGGCACGTTGATCCGCTTGTCCCGGGCGTTTTTCATGGCACGGAGCACCGTGCGAACGGCCGCCACGTCGCTTTCGTCCACCAGAGCGTTGTTCCGCACCCGCGTGCCGGAAGGCGCCCTTGTCCCGGGGTAATCTGCGGTGTGGTTGTAAAGCTGCGTCCCGGTTCCGTCGGGCCGGTACACATAGGGCTCGGCCGGCGTTCCCTTGGATCCGTAATGGTCCGTCACCCGTTCCAGGGTCTGCTCCTCGATCCATTCGGCTGCGATCTCGCCGAGGGCGTTCACCCTTTCAACAATATCGGCCGCCTCATTTTCCTCGATGGTTTCCGCCCGGATAACCAGCCTGCGGCCGTTTCTCTTGTGGCGGATCTCCACCTTTTCCTCATCCCCGCCGATCTCGGGAAAGTCGTCCTGGGGCTTCACCTCGTCCGCCTTGGCGTCCAGGGTGTGAAGCGCCGCGATGGTCGTCACCTTTTTGCTGTCCTCGATCTCCTTCACCAGGTCCTGCCCGATGGATGGGACCGCCATATAGGCGTCATTAATCGCAGCGATCGCCAGCGTGCCCGTCAGGATCGGGAATGCGGAAGCATCAATGGCCCGCACGGCGCCTGCCATGTCTTCCATCTGCACGCCCACTTTCACGTCGGCCAATGCCTGGTAAAGGCCCTTCCAGTCTCTGATCTGGTCGATCTTGAGCTTGCCTTCCTGTGCGCCGGCCTCGATCTTCCGGATAAATTCCTGCGGTTCGTTCTGTGCCAGGCTGCGAAGATCGTACAGGCTGAGCCTGCCTTCCACCGGCACCAAGTTTGTCCTGATCATGCTTTTCATCTTCTGAAACCTCCTTGTGCTGCGAAGTTGCAAAATGTTTAATCGCCCCCCGCACAAGGGCCGTGAAAACCTCCGAGACTAGCCCTCAATGTCGATCGCGCCGGTCGCATCCGCCGCGCTGGAGATACTGGCGATCGCAACCCAGTCGTTATCGTCCGTGGCGATCACCTCAAGGGCGTCGCCGATGGCGTCCACCGTCACCTCCTTGTCGTCGGTCTGCTTGCTGCCCTCTACATAAATTGCGCTGCCGGTCCCGGGTGAAAACCCGTGATCCTGCGCCACCGTGGCATAGGCCGTAAACCGCGTTCCCGCCGGGGCCGTTCCCGCCGTGGGCAGCACATGGGCCAGCGCACCGCTCGCCCCGGTATTGCAGATCACCAGGCCGCTCATCTCGGGATAAAGCGTCAGGGCCGCTGCCGATTCCACCACCCTTTCGTGTCCCAGACCCTCGCCGGAGATCAACAGTCCCCAGGCGCTCACGTAGGGCATGAAGCTCACAATCGCGTAGCTCCGGTTGCGGATGGTGGTATCTTCCTCCTGGGGATAATGCCCGTCGTCCACGCACCTGGCCACGGGCTGTTTTGAAGCCGAATAGGTCAGGATCTGCGAATATGATGCGGTAAGGACAAAACGATCGCCCAGGGCCAGGGATCGCGCAGCGTCAATCTCGAATTCGAACTGATCGTTCGGGTGGAGAGAATAGAACTCGATATACCGCGAGCCGTCCGCCGCTTTTTGCTCCTCCTTGGCAATGGCTAAGGCATAGATAAAATCCGCCTCGAGAGCCACCGGTTCCCAGTAGCCTGCGGTCTTGTTAAAACAGCAAATCTCCCCGCGTTTAATCGCCTGGGTGCTGCCTGCCTGCACAAGCCCCCTGAACACATGCGCCTTGCCGTCCGCGCTGAGGCTTCGGATAAAAGGATCTTTATTGACTGCCATTTTTATTACCTCCTGGTTGTCAAGTTATTTCGGGTTTTCCCGTCAATCTGCCGGTCTGCCGATTTTTTCCGACCTTACTGGATCGGAAAAAGGGTAGGGGACACCAGGCTTCTGAAAAACTGATCGTCCTCCACCTGCTTGAAAGAACTCACCCTGCCAGCAATGGCAGCCGTCTGGGTTTCATCCCTGCCCGTGCCGTCCGATCCCGCTCCGCCCCCGGCATCCGTGCTGTCCGGTTTGCCGGTGGCCTGGTCAAGAATAAAATTGGTGATTTCCTGATCCGTCTTGCCCTGCACGGCCATGTCCGCCACCATGGCCTTGCACTCGGTCGAAACCGCGCCGGCCCTGCCCAGCAAATCGGTCAGCGTCTCGGTGTTCACGCGAATCTGGGGCCTGGCATCCTCGGCCAGCATGTTTCTCACGGCCGCCGCAACATCATCGGCCTTGGGGATATTGAGCTTTTCAACCTCTCCCCGAATAAGCGCCAGCACTTCTTTTTCGTCCATGTCCTTTACCTCCTGTTTGGATGTTTTGATATCAATTCCGTCGAGAGACCGGGTCAGATCCCGGCCGATCCCCACGGTTGCGTCCGCCGGTATGGGCGTCAGGCTGATCTCGTAAGGCGTCCACCTGAGCGCCACCAAGGCCGGCCCCTTGATCCCCTCAAACTCCTCGTCCTTTTTCACCTCCCGGGCCCTATCGAGCATATACCCGACCGACACCCCTTTAAGGCTGCCGCTCATCACCTTGCGCATGGCCTTTTCGCCGTCATCGTCCTGGTCGAAAATCAATGTCGCCTTTCCTCTTTTCTCCTCAATCCGAATATTCCTGAGCGGCCCGACAATTACAGCCGGATTGTGATTCAGAAGACCCGCGCCCATGCTCTTGATGTGCTTCAGGTTTACGTTGCCATGTCCGTGCAACAGATATTCCGTGCCGTACCACCGCCGGACGCCGTTCTCGGACGAAAACGAAAGCTCCACGCTGCGCTTTTTCTCGTCCACCAGGGATCGATCCAGTTCTGCGAATCTGAAAAAAAGATCCTTTGCCGCATCCCGGTTGCCGTTTTCAAACATTCTGATCTGATACATTGCGCCTGCTCCTTTTCATGTCACCGCCCGAAGCGGTTGAACGTTTTCATCCTCTTCATCGTCTTTTTGCTCGTCGTCCGGCCGTTCATTTCCGCCGCCCGATTTTTGGGGGAACGTTATCCCGTGTTTTTCTTCCAGCTCTTTCTTGCGTTTTTCTATCCGGGCAATCAGGTCGAGCTTCTCCTCCCAGTCTTCACCCTTTGCCGCCCAGATATCCGCAGTTGTCTCGATCAGGTTGTCCAGGTCGATCTCCTTGCCCCTGGCTTCCTTCATCGGATCCACCCACTCGCGCCGCACCATCGGAATCCACGAATGCGCCATGTAATCCGTTTTTCGCCTGTCAAAACCGGGAGTGCGAACGAGTCCCCTTATGACAAACCAGATCATTACGTTGTCATAAACCGGATCCAGGAGATGGTTGATGAGGTATCCCTGCCGCACCCAGCAGGAAAACCAGAACAGTAAAAGAATGGTTCTGGCATTGGAATAATTGAGGCCTTTCCAGGCCTGGCTCAGGACCTCGGGCGGCACGTCCAGAGAATTGGCGGGACCTCGGATCAACTGGTCGACCAGCTCGCCGAACTGCTGGTTTGGCCGCTTGGGCGAATGGATGTCCACCTTTTCGCCCGGCCTGAAGTAATGCCACTTGCCCGGCGCAAAATCGTGCACCCGGTCATAATTTTCGTCATCGCTTTGTTCTGTATAACCATTCTGGAAATCAGACGGCTGCTCCGTCGTCACGATGCCTGTGAGACAAGCATCCTCGAGGGCGGCATAAATCTCGGCCTCGCGGTACCGGTCCAGGTCCTGAAAATCCTTAAGCGCAGAGGCAAGCTCGCTGAACCCCCGGCTCTGCTCGGGCCGAATCGGATCGAACAGATGAAGCACCTTGCGGTTCCCGTTTTTGAAAAACGCCGGCACCTCCTCAAAATCCTGGCCGCGGTTCGGAAGCGTAATGATCGTCTCTCCCGGATGGGTTTTCAGCAAAAAATAGGCCTCCGGCACGCCCTCGTTGTCATAGCGGATCCCGTTTCGGACGCTGGGGTTGTTCATCTCCTCCATGGGCGTCTGAAGGCGGTCGCACTCGAGCACTTCGAGGCAGTAGGGAATCATTCGGCTTCTTCTGTCGCTCTCCCGGCCGATCACCAGCACTTCGCCGTCGCGGATGAACGATGATGTCGCCACCCTGCACTGCTCGGCGAACGTCTGGATCAGCCGCCGGTCCGACTCCTTCGACCAGAGCTTAAACTCCCGCTCCGCCGTGGTATTGACCCGTTTTGCGTCCTGCTCCGTGATTCGCGGAAAATAATAATCGTCCTCGTCCGCCTTCACCGACGCCTGGAGCCGGAATCCCCGGCCTACCGTAAAATTCACGATTCGCCGGATCGGCCCCGACACGAATCCGTTGTTATACTCGAGCTGGCGGACATGCTTTCTGAGCGAATCGATATCATCCTTGATCGCCGCATCCGCCGACTTGCTCGTGGTCAAAAAGTCGTATCGCATCCGCCCGCCGGCGATTGAATCAAAACTGCGTCGGCCGCGCCCGGAATTGCCCAGGTTTTCCAGGCGGTTCAGCCTTCTCTGCGCTACCTCGCGCTTAAGCGCAAAACCCGGTGCAATCTTTGCAATCTGTTTATTCAGCCAGCTCAAAATAATTCACTCCTCTTTTCTCCCTCCCCCTTTGCAAAAGGGGGACCGAGGGGGATTTTAAAACCTGTTTGCCACAGCCATGCATACGGATAAGAACAGCCACACTCCGATCACTACAACCATAATTGCATCACCCCACCAGGGCAGCCAGTTCCGCCAAATCACCACCGCCACCGCTGCAAGCACGATCACCAGCCACACCCCCCAGGGCAGCCACGGGAGGTCCTGAATCACCAATTGCCCATTCAGCAAACGAAAAAAACCAAAAATAATGAGAGTAATTGTTTTTCCCATTATTTACGCCTCAATCCCTTTATTTTTGCACCCCTTGATCTGATCGCAATGGCACTCCATGCACGCCCGGACATCCTCTTTCGTGTAGGGGTCGTTCACATATCGATTTTTCTCAAAATCAAGTTTGTAAAACCATGGCAATCCGGCTTTAAAATATTTGTACGCAGTAAGTATGTCGGTTCCATCTTTAAGAATCAGCATATATGCCCGAACAAGCTGAACCTCCCCGTTCGGATCGGGGTTTTTAATGGTAAGCGCTCCCAGGCCCACCGTAATCAACCGCCGGGTGCCCTTCACCTCTTTCCATTTGTTAAATTTATTCGGATCAAGCTCACCTTCATACGCAACCGTGGGCTGCCCTGGCACCTGATCCCTGACACCCCGCCCCTGATCAGAAACGCACCCCCCCCCGTACAAACACACAACCAGCGCCGCTGCAGCGGCCGCCAGCAACATCCAGTTTCGTTTTAAATATGCCGTCATTTCCGCTCCCAAGCGGCTTGAGCCGCGCTTACCGAAACCTCCTGTGACGCCCGTAACTCACCATCGCGGAGGGCTCCCCGGAAGAATCCTTTGCCTTTTGCTCCTGGCAGAACTCGAGGTAATCCTGAAGCTCCTTAATCGCCCGCTTCTGCGCCGAAACCTCCCCGGTGGAATACCCCTTGGTCAGCATTGTGGACAGGTCCTCCGTCAACTCCGAGAGCCTGTTTTTCACTTTCGTGATTTCATCGTCCCAGGACGTAAAAGCCATTATTCAGCATCCCTATAATTCAGGGTGTTACGCATTATGCCCTTCAACACCGTTTCCCTGCGAAGTCCTTCAATCTCCCACCTGTGCCCGCATTGCCGGCACCGCCTGAGTTCGTATCCCGGCCGCCGCATCATGCACACCGTCGGATGCGCACCGCACTTGGGGCAGGGCGGGTTTTTACGGTACCGCATCATCCGGTCGTTTCGATTCGCGGCCATGGTGTTTTCCAGCATTCCCGCACCGGCCTCCGGCTGGGGGTTGCTCGTTGCGTTATCTGCGGGAGGGCTTGACACGGCGGAGCCTTCAGGCGGAGCCGGGTCCTCCCCACGGTACTCGAGGTAAAGCCCCGCGTCCGGATCGCCGTTTTCATCCATCCAGGCCGCCGCCTGAAATTCATCATCAAACCGCTTCAGGGCCGATTTTCTGCCCGGCTTCATTACCGCCCAGTCCTTTTTCGCCATGTGATTGCTCCTTTTCCGTTGCCGGGCGGGTATTCTCCCGCCCGGGTGCATCATAACCTGGGGCATGGTCCGGAACTCTCGCTCCTGCCGGAGTCTTTAGTGCGCCATCTACCCGCCGTGGAAGATTTTCAGCGTCGAACCCGCATAACCCGCCCCCATAGTTTTGGTATCGCATCAAAAACCAGAAAAGCCGGCCAACACGGGGCCCGGGGAATCTCCCGGGGTGCGGTCCCCGCACTGGACCGGCTTTTCTGTCAGTATATTTTCTACGCTACACGCATAATTTAAAAAATCAACTAATTGCTTTCCACTTTGCTACGGTTTGCTACGGAATGCATCACTTTGCTATGGTTCTTAGTAAGATTAAGCTCAAGGGTGCTTTATTTAGACTGGATTTGCATATCAGGTATATATATCATTGAATTCGTGTCGCTGAAAACACAATAAAAGGCTATTTTGTGTATATTTTTATCTTGACATACCATATATTGTATCAGAAAATAAAAAGCCTTGGGTGCGTAAACACCCAAGGCAAATTTTTACGGGGCCAGGGACCCCGACAAAGCTATACGGTTTTCAATAATTGAAAACCGATACGATGTCAATCGGTTTTTTTGCCCGGAAAAAACATCCTGGGTTCCCTGGCCGCCGGGAAAGGGGATGTCGATGTCCAATATTTCTACTCTTATTGAATGGCAATGGTACGATTTTACACCGACAAATCTCACTCGCGTTCCTTCGGCAGCGGGAGTTTACGCCCTGGGTATCAATGATTCGGTTATATATTATGGCGGATCAGACGATCTCAATCGGCGACTACATGACCATTACTACACATCCGATTCTTGTATCTCACATGCAAGCCAATTCGCCTTCATCCGACAAAACGATTGGGAATCATTGGAGTGGGAGAAGCTCGTTGGTTTTATTGCTCAAACCGGCGACCTACCACCTTGCAATGACAGACTTTGATTAACCTTAACCGTGGGCGTCGCCGGGCTGGCGCCCATATTACATCCCCCCGGCCTGCAACTGAGCTACAACCCATTTCTTAATCCGAATATACCCCGACCTTGGAAGTTTATACCAACCCTCAGCCGGAATAATTGCCTCTCCATTGTCCTCATCCGGCATCAGCCATTTGTAAACGGTTCGTTTGTCCACATTCAGTATTTTCGCCACTTCCGCCACGGTGAATGCCGGCTCGGAACGCATGCGCTTTTTCACAGGAGGATCATCGCTTCCTGGAATCCACGGAGCGCTGCTTTTTTCTCTTTTCGGTATCCAGGCCATGTCATCCATCATACGAAGATGCGTATCGCTTCAAATCTTTTTTAATGTAATATGGTTTTCCTGTCTTCTCCAACTCACAAACAACTCGGATATAAAATAAATGCCAATCTATCCCCAGATTCAAATAATTGAGCTTTCCCACCTTGAACACATCCACAAAACCGACGGTCATCCGGATTAGTTCTAAGGTCTGCTCTGTGTCTATTACCGGTTCCAGGCTCACCCAGGTGCGGATCCCCGCGTCATGCGCCGTCTTAAGCGCATCCATTCGCTCCTGGGGCAAGGCAGCCCTCGGCTCCCACTTCCTGGAGGCCTCCGGATCGATGAATGTCAAAGTTGCACCGAACTCGTTTTTCCTGTTTTGCCCCAAAAGATCAAAATCCCGGACTGCACGCATGCCTCCCTTAGTCAGCACTCGCACGGTAAGATTGTACCGGTTCATAACTCGAATAACCTGCCGAGTATTCATGTGCTCCATATCAAACGGCTGGTAAGGGTCGCAGGTAAAGCACAACAGCACCGGCCGCTTGTCCCCGGCCAGCTTTTCGGCGTCGCGCTGCACCCTATGAATGATATCCCTTCGGGCGCCGGGTCTTTCGAACGCCTCTCTGGTTTTGTAGGTTGCTGAAGGCGCATAGCAATATTTGCATCCATGCCCGCAACCGCTATAAATATTCAGCGCCAACGGGGAATACTCCCTCGCCCGGCCCTTGGGTTCATAAATCACCATCTTTCCCTCTGTCATTCATGGGTAATCACCGGTTTTTTTAATTTTCTCGCATGGGCAATAGTGTTTTCCGTTCCGCCCTTCCTGTCAGAAGCGACGAACGCATGGAGGACATCGCATTCCCGGGCGATCAATAAGTTTCGTTCAAAATATTTCCGGGCAGCCTCGCCTCGATTTCGCACTGCGCTTAAATCAGGCTCAAATATGATCCTACCAAGCCTTCTTTTTCTTGCCTCCTGTTCGGCCCAGGTGTCCACGCCTCGACAGCCACCGCTCACAACCACATCATCAGGCTTGAGTGACTTAACTAGATTTTGCACGGCTTTTCTGTCAGTATATTTTCTGGATCCAACAATACCGACCTTCATCAGTTCCCTCCCATACACCAAACAAGCCCATCTACATGGTTCCCCAAAGCGGCAAGGAGATTGAAACACAGGCTCGCCGTAGCTCCCGTGTTAATAAAATCATCAATCCACAAAACCGACATGTCCTCTATGTCCCAATCGTCTCTAAAAAGTGTAATGCCTTGCTGCACACTCTTAAACCTGCCGTGCCCCTTTTTTTGCCTTTGCTTAAAAGCGATCCTGAAAGGCAGCCCGGTTTTTCGAGATACAGCCCTCCCCAGCTCGAATGCCGAATAATCATCAAGGTCACGCTTCCTGGAAGGCGGCGCCGTGGTGATTACGTCATAATTATTAACAATCAAACCGGAAAGCTCATCACTAATTACATCGGTGATCTGCTTAAAACTTTTCGGATCTTCTTTCCAGGAAGTAAAAAGCTTCCAGTTAATTTGCTTTCTCATTCGGATCGAAAAGCAACCTAAAAATGCCCGGCTGTGAGCCCGTAGAGCAATCTTGGATCCTGGAAAGACAAGATCACTTTCGGCAGGTCCGGACTCTTCAATATTTGCAAATTTTTTCAACTCTTCCAGATCCGCAGCCAGGTCGATATTCAA